TTTTGTACTTGCACTGACTTATATACATTCGTACCCGAGAAGTTTAGAAATGCTCCTGGGGTAGCACACTCAGCAATATCATCAGGACCATCAATAACCGTGACATCAAGTCCTTGCTTTTTCAGATACGCAGGAAACTCAGTTTTCCACTGAGCAGTGTATCTCGTTTCAACATATTCTAAATCAATCAGATATATCATATTCTACAATACCACCATTCTCATCATCTTCATATACTTCAACTTTGCAATACCTATTAGGGTAATTGACAATGATATAATCTAGTAAATCCTCTGCAAGCATTTCACATGATTTATTGTTCGCTTGCATAGTTCCGTCTTTAAAGAGATTTTCAAGTTCTCGTTTGAATAAAATAAATTCTACATCTCGGTCATCGTGAAACACACCCAGAGTAACATAGAAGTGAAACATGTGGCGATGAGGATACTGTAAAAACTCTACACCAGGCAAATCTTTTGCGGCAGGATATTTGTGTATACCTTCTTTCTGAAAAGAAACTTTAATATAAGATTTTCTCATGCAAATAAATCCTCTAAAGAAGGAGGAGCAGATTGTCTGACAGCCATAGACTTCATCGCCCCACCCAAGTATTGGTCAGACTCCCATTTTCGATAGTCATCTATATTTTTTATATTATACAGATTTCTGTATTGATGTTCAAGCCTCAAACTAACCGAATACTTCAAAAGTTCTTCTGGATCCATGAGCAACCTTTCAACAACGGACATAAAGTTTCGGGTACTCTGCAATACAACTAAGGTTCTGACTCGCATCCACATGTACATAGTGCCACCCATTTTCTCATAAGCACCAAAACCGTTGTTAAGAACATTATAAAAGTCTTCGAGGGTAGTGCCAACAGGCTCTGTTTTAGAGATGTCATCATATATCATTTGATAGTTAGGACTCCACTGTCTGCCAATACTCATCGTTCTGCCATCGATAAAATAAAGTCCGTTCTCTGCCGCCCTACTGTGTGTGGTGCTGTCATACGAGATTTCAATATGATCGTACAAACCATTCTGACAAAAGATTAAATAAGGAATCAACCTGCGAACAGAACCAACACCAAGAACATGGAGATGAAGTTTATTCTCTTCATTTCTCATTGGAACTTGACTTGCGATAAAGGCTCTCTTTACATCTTCAAGTGGTCCAGTTCCTAGTGCCGCCGCTCCCATTGCAATACCACCAACACGATGTTTTTCGCTCTCAGGAACTTCAGATAAAATTCTGTTAGCCCAAGTCATGTAGGTGTCATAGCAGTTGCCTTGAAGAATAGCAAAGGCTTTACACTTGCTATCATGTTTTGCAAATGTCTCTACTTGTGTTGCAATGTTTTGACCTGTCTTAGTAGCCAGTGCTTCATAATTTTCAAAGTCAAAATATCTGTTGGCTACATCATTTCTATCAGACCTGCCTGAGGGAAGTACAATAGGAATTTCATCAAAGCACATTCCTACATTAGCATACTTTGCTTGATTGACATACACTTCTCTTTTGATTTCTTCGGTGATTGTTTTTCCTTGAGTAACAATCTGCAAACCACCAGAGTCTGCATGAAGATTTTTTATTGCAGGCAGATAAACTTTTAGTTTGTCACCATATGGTGCTTCTTGATAAGCATTATATAAGATTGAATAGGTATGACTTTTATGATTGTGAACAAACTTGCCGAACAAGTCATTTATCATGTGATAAACATCAGGGTCTCCTGAAGAGCCAGGATTGGCAAGGCGCATAAAACTTGTACCTGATACAACATATTCTAAATTACGCATTCATAAAACTCGGAGTTGGTCTGTTAGTCCATTTTGCAAAGGCTGATTTATATTTTTTGTAGTAGTTTCTGTAAGCCTCAACGGAGTCCTTACACTTAACATCATCGGGCATTGCTTGAGGCAAAGGAGTCAGTGGACCATCAGGAATATTAACAGGAGGTGTTTTCACATGCTCAGATAATTTTTGCCATGCGCCGTGGACCTTACCGTAACGATGCGTATATTCCTTGCATGACTCCTCCCATAGTCCGTAAAGCCAGAGATAGTTTGATAGAGTTTCCCTTGCCCATATATTAGAAGGATGATTAATGTGAGAAGCCTTATACAATTCTTGTTCCATGACAGGATTGGGATGTAGCCATCGTTTGATGCGTCTGCCATTTGAAGTTTTGTCGTAATATTCATCACCATCTAAAACACGGTGTGCAGTAGAAAGCAACTGCGCATATTCTGTGTCCATTTTTACAACATGTTTATCACATTGTAATTGTGCCGCTTTTCGGTAATCTTCGTGTAACTTAAATATGTTCATTCCTAATCCCCAATACCTTTCTTATTTCATGCATTTGCTCTAACTTACCGTAGTTGTAAGCATCAATAATGAGACTATACACTTCTTCAGGAGAAAAGTCAAGCACATTATGCTGTTCTCGGTCTCCTCGAAAGTTTTTGGTATTGAGTATAAGGGTGTCACCTTTGTCATTCAGTCGAATGTCGGTGATGTCACGAATCATTTTAAGTCTGGTCATACTAGCTCCTCAAAATTTTCAATAATGTGCGGGTTTGACTCATTGCATCGTCAAGTGCATTGTGATGTGTATCGTCTTCGGCTTCTCTGATCTGTTTGTTACTTACACCTACTAGATTCAACACTGTCCTGTAGCACTGTACTTTCCAGGGTGTCCATGGAATATTTTTTCCTGTATTCCAATATGCTGACTCTAAGATAGAAATATCAAAAGCCGAACCATTACCCCAGACAACTGTGCTTTTATCTGCTTGCATCCATTCAGAAAAAGCATCCAGTGCCTCTCCTATAGGTTTCGGGTCTACAGTCAAAGCCTTTCTTGCCGCTTCTGACTGTCTACCCCACCACTCAACAGTTCCTTTGTCTACATGTAAACCAACATCTTTACATGATTGACCATCAATATTGATGTAAAATGTATCTATCACACCTTCTTCTACATTGAATGCAACTGCACCAATAGAAAGTATTGCCGCATAGGGGCGAATACTGAGTGTTTCAATATCTATCATTACATGTTTAACCACTCAATGTCTCCTGAATTTGTATATTGTGCATGAATTCATTTTTCAATGCAGGGTTCGTTTTCATCTCACCTTTAAGTACAGTTGTCTGCGTTGCACTGTTTGAAGAACGAATGCCACGATTTTCACAGCAACCATGTCTAGCACGAATATAAACACCAACTGCTTTTGATTTTGTGAGCCTTTCAATCTCTTTAGCAATCATTTCAGTGAGTTCTTCTTGTAAGTGACCACGCATTGCAATATGCTGTGCAATCCTAGTATACTTTGATAAACCAATCACTTCTTCACCGGGCATACAAGCAATATAACAAACACCCTGTACAGGCTGGTGATGATGCGAACACATACTAGTAATATCACTACGAATTACAATCAGTTGGTCATACTCACCGTCATTAGGAAATGATGTTATTTTAGGGGCGGGGTAGTATCGCCCCGACATGATTTCATTAATATACATTTTTGCAAGGCGCCGTGCGGTGTCTTGACTATTAGGATCTTCAACAGTGTCAATTACAAGACTTTGTAGAACAGCCTCAAATTTTTCAGTAACCTCATCAATCAAAAGTTCATGTTCGCCTTCAGCGATACAATGACTGATATTGTCAGAGGCACGATAATAATATGCACCTTCGTCAAGCCGTTTCTTAATAACTTTACTAATCATTTTAAACTTCCCAGGGAAATACTATCCACATATTGTTTGAGTGATCTGTACCAGAATATGTAACTTTATCAGAGATTGTTTTGTTAATCAAGACTGCAACATCTGCTTTGGGTAAATGCAGATGTAATTCTTCAAGTGTTTCACCTGTATCACATATGTCATCTACAATCAAAGGTTTGTTATACTTAGACAAATCTCCTGAGCGGAATACTCCATCGCCGTCACGCTTTTGCAACTCTACAACTTCCATTGGAACACCCAATAAATTTGAAAGATGTACAGCAGGAACCAAACCACCTCGCTTGATACCAATTACTACATCGTAATCTGTCTTCTCAATATCTTGAAGTATTCCACCTAGCAACACTTCATATTCTTTCCAACTAAGTCTCATCATGTCCCAATCGCATTCCCAAAAACATAAGTGTGATTTCTTGTCGCTACCTTGTAGCCCCTATTCATAGCATCAATGCAAATATCAGCCGAGAATTCTTGTTCTTCTTTTGTAGCACCTGCTGGCATAATCCAAATTTCAGGAGTTTTTATTTCATTGCACTCAGACATCTTTCTGATAATTTTTGTATACTGTGCAATTTCTTCCCAAGACTCTTCCGTGCCGTTACAAACAAATTTGATGATGCTTGTGCTTCGTGTGCCTTGAATATAGTCCATAAAAACTTCAGGCATAACTTTATCTTTTTCGCCTGCTGTATGAAGAAGTTTAGGGCTGATTGCCCAATGCCAACGAATGCCCATATCAGCTAGGTAAACATTGATAAAGTCCTGTAAGTTTTTGTCTAGTTTTTTGGTGCCGTTAGTTTCTACTGTGATGATCTTAGGAACATTGCCACGAATAAGAAACTCGTTGACAATTGCTTTCATTTGTTTTTGCCAAAGCATAGGTTCACCACCAGTAAATGCAAGCATGTTTTCTTGACCTGAATCAGGGTGTGTGAATCTTCCGCTCGGAAGTGTTTCTTCTAAGGCATCACAAACTTCTTCGACAGTATTTGTCTTTGCTAGATGTTTGTATTTTTTTGACCAAGAGTAAGATGAATCACAACCATAATCCCATACAGGTAACTCTTCGACATGCTTAACATCAATTAAGTCGTAGTCTTTGTAGGGAAGTATCCAAGTAGAAGCATCAGCCGGGTCAGCTTGACCGAAACCGTTACATTCTAGATTGCAACCGAAGAATCTGAGCCATGTTGTGGGTGTACCCGCTAACTCAGCCTCGCCTTGAAAACTATAAAAAATCTCAGAGTATTTGATATTCATGCTGACACTATACAGTAGTTAAAAACAAATGTCAAGCATTAATCAGCCAAATCTTTAAGTTTCTCTACCTTTTCTTTAGCAATTCTGATAGCTTCTTCATCATCAAAGTATTTGGGTCTTCTCTTTACCATTTTTTGGTCAGCATGTGCTTCATCTATTTTTGCAGAAGCATCAATTTGTTTGCGCAGATAGTCCAAATATTCGCTGGTATTTGCATCATTTGGGTCAACATCAGCCATAACAGATTCAATGTCTAGGCTCTGAATGTATTTGTATTTTGTGTCCAATTGCTTTTTCTCTTTTTGAATTCTACGCAGAAAAGCATAGTATGTAATTTGCGTAAAGTAAGCAAAAGGATTTTTAGATTTCTCCGGGTCAAAGTTATCAATATAGGTGATACAGTTTTCAATGCCATCAAGAATCATTTCATCTCTGAAGGTATAATTCACGAAATTAGATTTGTATGCTAGATGGTTTGCAATTTTTACCATGCACTCACCTAGATAGTTTGTGACTCTAGGCTTTTCATCGCCCGCTTCTTTTGCCGCAAGCACTTTTTGTCTATACTCTGTGATTGCTCTAAGAAATTCTTTGTTGTCAATATAATGTACGCTTTGTTTATCTTTCACTTTTGGTCTCCATAATTAAAAAAATGCTTGACATCTATTTTAAGGATGTGTATACTCCGTCTGTTGCGCTTCAAGGAGTAATTTAATGTATTGTGTCATCGTCCATCTCAGCAAGAATGTTTCTCTCTAACTCATCTACTCTTTCTTGAATTTGTTGTTCAACATCTTCCATGTCTGACTCATCACTTCCAAAATAAAACATATCTACCATATCCTTATAGCCGAGTTCATATTGTTCTTTAACATCCGTTAAGAGAATAATACTACTGCTATCTACCGTTATAACAGTTTCTTCGGATATGGACTGCCAAGGTTTGAGATTGTATCTTTCTTTTATACCATCAGGCGCATTAAAAAATTGTGTTATCACTTCAATTGGATATTGTAGTTCAACAAACTCTTTTATATTTTCATTTAGAATAGTGTCACTCTTCATCATTGCAATTACTGTATCACCCGTAACAAACTTAATTAGTTTGGCTTTTAAACTCATGTGAACAACTCTTCTAAAGTGTTAGTCCTAATCTCTTCTAAGTAAGGTCTAACTATTCTTTTGTCAATGTAAATTCCGTATCGTCTTCCTACATATTTATACCACTGTCCGCGGCTCTCAGGCAAGCCATAAGTATCTCTAAAAATCTTATCGCCTTTATCCATTTCTGCCTTTCTTGTATTTTGTGCGCCTGCATGTGTACTAGGAGAAGTGTACTCTTTTAAAAGAATATTTCTGAGAATATAAGTTTTAAGTCCTTTCATTGCGCACTCCAATGCAAAGAAATCGTCTTCTCCTACTAATAGATTTCCGTCTATATAGGTAAATTTCTCATTGAATTTTACTCGCTGTTCATTTCTTCTTAGAAAAAACATTGTTCCTTTCATAGAGCCAAACTTTCTATCAAAGCACAACTCTCTGTCCCACTTAACATTGATATAATTTTTGTCTAAATTTTTGTACTTATCTTTGAATGCCCCGTCTCCTGGTCTGCCGTCCCAGTGAGGGAAAAATAGATCAACCCCCTCAAAATTATTTGGGAAATTTTCAAGCACCTTACAAATGTTCATTCTAGTAAAATAAAATTCATCATGAGCTTTCAATACAGCATCGTTATCCATAAACAATGCCCATTCATGATTATTACCAAAGTCCACATCTGAATAAAAATTTTCTAGCAGAACATTTCTCGCCTGAGCTGGTGTGAGCAAGTCGCCTCTATGCACAACATACTCAACACCCTCAATGAATTCATCTTCATTGTAATCTTGTGCTAAAACTTGTATTTGCATTTCGGGGCAGTAAGCCTTCCAAAAATCAATTTGTTGTTTGTGATTCTCTACACGGACTTGTCTTTCTTCTGGCTTATCTCTATTGCCGAAGTAAGAGATGATGTATGCTTTTACATTCATTTTTCTTCACCGTATACATTGAGATTGATTATTTTGTAATCGAATCCCTCTTCATTATATAATTTTATTCTGTCAACCATATGATTCAAAGTATAATTTTTCTTTGATTTCCATGATAAGTCATCTCCGACATCATAAAGGTTGCAATGTGTCTTGGCACTACCTTTTCTAAGTCCTCTACCAATACTCTGCAAGTTTCTAATTCGTGACTTGCTTGGTGATGCGAAAATTACATTGTGCAGATTTTTGATATTGATTCCCGTAGAGAATGTACCATATGAGGCAACAATTATAGCATTGTCTGCCTTCTCTGTCAATGCCCGAATCTGTTCTCTCTGTTCAGTATCAGTACCACCATATACAAAATAAGCCGGGCGACCATCTGCAATCTTTCTCTTAATTAAATCAAAAAGATTTGAGCCATGTTTCTCAACATATTGAAACAAAACTAGTGTGTTTCCCTTTTGAGAAATGGTAAGATTTCTTAGAATGATATTTCTTTTGTTGTGGGATACCAAGAAATCCATTTCTTCTTGGTAATTCATATCTTTGACTTTTTTCTTTTCTTCGTCAGGATACTGTAGAACAAGACACTTCACTTTTAGATCAGCAAGTGAACCGTCATCCATTAATTTTTTTGTTGTGGTTACTTTGTGTACAGGTCCAAAACAACCCTCTAAAACTAACTTGTGTGTTTTAGTTCCGTCAAGGGTTCCTGTAGTACCAAAGCGATACTTCGCATTGGTACATTTGTTCATTAAAGTTGTAAGGGATTTTGCTTTGAATAAATGCGCTTCGTCACCATATACTACATCAAATTTTTCAAACCACTTCTTTGGAAACTTGTATATAGATTGCCAAGTTGATATTGTTATAGGATATTCATTTGATTTTTCTTTGCCACCATATATGCGATGACAATTTTCAGATGCTTTCCAACTATCAGCCGAGGCATAATCTGCAAAATCCCCGTACAGTTGTTCTACCAAAGATGTGGTAGGAACAATTACTAGTTGTTTATTACCTAACTGCTGATAATAACGAACCAGGGAATAGATAATGAGAGACTTACCAGAAGCAGTGGGGCTAAGTAAGAGACTACGACCCCCATTGATTCCTTTAGTGACTGCTTCAATTTGATAATCACGGGCATGGATAGGCTTTTCATTTGTATGAGGTTTTAACTCCTGTATAAAGTTTGAGATATAAGATATAGACACTGGGTCTCCAATGTCCGCGATATTTATAACAATGGGATATTCTAGTTGCCGAGAAAAGTCTTGTAGGTAATATAACAAACCCACAGGCAATTCTTTAGTGTAGATGTTAAATAGTCTTGCTTTGCCGTCCCACATGCGTGACTTGTACGCTGGCATAAATTTTGCGCCCGGTACTTCAAAAGTAAAGAAGTCATTTATCTCTTGTGCAATACCTATATCACATTCTATATTGAGATATACTTCATTCTTTTTAGTCACTGTTATCATTACATGAGTCCGTTAGTAAACTTGTTCCACTCAATACTGTTCTTGATGTCCCAAGTTCTGCTGTTTAGATTTCTCAAAACTCTTTCTAAGAAATCTGCAACTGTGCGAATGTATTCTACTTTGTTTGTTTGTTCGATCACATCATCATCAGAGTCTAGCATCTCATTCATATCTTGTTTGAGAGGCTTTGGTCCTAAGTATTGTTCCCAGCCCAACCGCTCTAAATCTTCTCTGGACATTTCACCCCTATAGTACTGCACCTTTACTCTTCTAAGTTTGAGTAATGCGGCTTCAGATTTTCTGAGGTGAAGTCTAGTATCTGACATGTGATTCAGATATTTGGAGTGTAGTTCGGGTGTGCGTGTGGACTCTTTTCCTAGTGACAGTTCATCAATCTTACAGTCAGATGCCCACATGTCCTGTAGTTCTTTCAAATTAATCATAATAATCTCAAAGGTGCTATTTATGCATAATATACTATGAAACGGTTAACAAGTCAACATTCTATGTGACCGTTTCTATGTTAAACAATCTGTATCTAAATGCCGCAATGCCAACGAAATATGGTTGGTCTCCGCTACTAATATCAAAGTCTAGTCCCTCGAGGCTGATTGGGAAACAGTCTACAAAATTAATACGAGTAGTAGGATTGTTGTTGGAATCCAAAACAAACAAATCCGCGTCACTAAACTGTCCCAAGTCTTTAGCCCTGGGATTTTGGTTAGGAAATCTGTATCTTTGTCCATCTACATACTTAGTAAATTGTGAGTGATCTTCGGGTGACCCTAAACCAATAAGCCAGTCATAGAGTTCCTTGTAATTAGCCATGTCTTCCTGAATAAGAAATCTTATTATCAGTTCACCGAATCGTACCTTTTCTCCTGGGAATGCTAGTGTAGCGAGCGGTGTCTCAACTTCAGGTGCGCCAATAGACATCTGCGGAATATTCGCTGCCTGACAAAAGAATGATACATTGGGTATATTGTGAATCTGAAACTTAAAGCCATTGGGTCTAAGAAAATCCAATTCTATTGGATTAGACGCCCCAGTCAAACCTGCTTCAGCAACATTTGTTATAGGATTATAAGCCACTTTTGTTTACCTTTTAAATAACTGTTGTCTACTATTTATCTACCCTGTCCTCTGTATTTTTTGTAGGACCGCTTTTTGCTTTTGTTCATTGACGCCCTTTTAACTAATCCTCTTCCTATTGAGGTGCCTTTTTTAGTAGGTTCTATTGCAGTTTTATTTTGTAATGCTTTAGCCATTATAATCTCCTTGTAGTGGTAACATTATTTATAGGATTATAAGCCTATTTATCTCTCATAATAATTGACTTCCATGCATCTACTTCTGTCACCTATCCATGAAAGTTTTTTAGGCAGTTTGTAACTAGTCGCAAGAGCATACAAATGCTGTCGATTATATTCTGTTATTTCTTTTATCTCGTCTAGCAAAGAAATCATCTCGCTCAATTTCATGCTGTCTAGTCTTTTTAATTCATCGAGTATCATTTTCATTCTGTTCTCATCATTTTCTTCGCTGTCATAACTCTCATCGATCCATGGTGAAAATGTTTTAAATCCCATGTTGCGAATATTTTCTAGATAGTATGCAGAAGCAAAGCCTAAAAAGGGACGACCACTTATAAGAGCTTTGTATGTTTTTTCCGTAATGAATGATGGTGCAAAAGTTTTGTAAGATAAATTAAATCCATATTCAGGGTCCACATGCTGGAGAAACATGGGAGTATTATAATCTGAGTTAGATTCCCAACCTGTAAACTCTTCAGCATAATGTTTAAAATGAGATTCTATTACTATATGAAAACAAGAGTCTTGCATTGCTTCAAGAATTGTATTGTCCCACTTCCTTGTTACTCTACTTTTTGAAAACTTTAAATCGTTTAGTACATAAGGAACATTACTCAAAAATTTATTCAACAACTTTTCTGGGTGGTTCGAGTTTCCTGAGAGTTGCGACCGGTGCCTTATTCTCCACACTTCATACATTGACTTCATTTCTTCTACAGAATATTCTAGTACACCGTTGTCTTTATCAATATAAGGGTTGGTGTTCCAAAATGTAAAATTTACAGCACTAGTATTGAGAAGCCCCAAATCATAAAGACGAACAAAAAAATCTAACCTTTCTTCTTTAAAGTTTCTACTAAATAAACTAAATTTTTTTGTTGGGGTAGGGTTGTTTTGTTTGTTTATTCTGTAACACTGATTAAGCCATACAGGCTGCGTGTATGTAGTAGGAGCTGTAAGCTGTTTTTTAAAAAATGTATCATGTACTAGTTTCTGAAAATTAATGTCAGGACATCCAATAGATACTTTATGCATGTGTTCTTGCATATCATATCGCTCAAACACATTTATCCATTGGTGAAGGTCATATGCATTGTAATAATCAGTAACATAACTTATTACCAATTTCCAGTTTTCATTTTTCTTGAGGCGTTCCCACATCTTAGGTGTCATAAATTTTCTTAAAGGTATGCCATGTTGCGCTCTGTCTGTTTCATTATAAAAGAATACTACCTCTTCATTATCCCAATCATTAAATTGGGATACAGAAATTTTTGGTTGTGTTATGAAACTGAGGGTGCGATCCTCTCCATAAGCAATTACAAACAAAGCATTACTACTCATTATTATTTCCTTGAAGGAATATCGTAGGGCTCATTAACATCTTTATCATACCAATATAAACTTCGATGAGGTCTATCATCATTTTTGTAGGTCGAATTGCTTACATAGAACATCAATCTAAAAGTGGTTCTATGCATATCTTTTGGACACTCAAGTAATTGAGGATAACCATGAAAACCTTTTTTATGATGGTTCCAAATCAAAGCCCGATTAAACAAACAATCAACACTTCTAACACATTTACTTTTATCAAAATCCCAAAACTCAAACGCACCCTTGTATTCAGGTTTCCAATCAGGCGTAAGATACAGAATCAATGATGCGACCCGGTGTAGTTTAAG